GCCGTTGGTGGTGGAAAACTGCACTGGCTTGCCGCAGCAGCGTGGGCTGCAATGGTGGAAAAGGCAAAGGCTGATGGCGTTGAATTGAAGCCCACTTCGTCAGGAGATACCTACCGTACGTACGATTCACAACTTGCGTCGTTCAAACAACGCTACACCAAGGAGCCAAATGGCAACTCAACTCGCACGTTTGAAGGAGTGAAATGGTATAAGAAAGACCCCAAACTTGCCAGCCTTGCGGCTCCTGGGACCTCACAGCATAACAGCGGTTTGGCTGTTGACGTTCACACCGCCAGTGGTCCTCGTTTGAAATGGTTGATTGACAATGTTAAAACATTTGGTTTTAGTTGGGAAGTTGTCCCAGAAGAGCCGTGGCACTTGCGATATGTATGCGGTGATGCAGTTCCTACTGCTGTTAAAACATACATGGATAAAAACGGTATTAAAGCCCCAGAAGTGAAAGAGGCTGCTCCCGTTGCCGCTCCTGCTGCTGTAAATACAGACGATGCTTTTAAACTGAAATTGGGAGACAAGGGTGACAAAGTAAAGCAGATGCAGGAATTGCTCACTAAAAAGGGCTTTGCTTGCACGGTTGACGGGGACTTTGGACCTGCTACCGAAAAAGCCCTCAACTATTTCAAAAAGTCTGTTAGCCTACAAATCAATGGTGTTTGCAATCAACGCACATGGGACGCCCTCATTGCGTAGTTCGTTTACAACTTGGAGCACAACATGGACAAGTCGTCGTTACTGACCGACCTTACAGACCAATCAAAAGAAGACAAGCATTATCCTTGTAAAATAGGTAGGTTAATTGAGTCTTTAGATGGTGATGAGCGTGAGGCATTGGTAAAAGCCATTGACCTTATTCGCACGTCAAACTTCAATGGTAAGAACAGGTCGCATAGCAGTGTGTGGCTTGCTAAAGTGTTACGTAAGAACGGTTATCAAATAAGCGTAAGTACAGTGCAACGACACGTAAACAAGGAGAGCTCTTGTGACCAATCTGAAGGATGACTTGAACGGACCAGAAAAACGTGAAAAGGTGTTGGGCGATTTGCTTGATTTGCTCAAACGAAAGAACATAGACGTTGCGGATATTGGTGACGTCAGCCGTGTTTCTATTTACCAATCATTGACAAAGAATGAAGAAGGCGAAGCAGAGGTCCACGACCTTGCTGCGATTCAGTTTTCTCCGACATGGGACAGTGGTCCAAAATGGCCTGTAATTCAACAAGGTCCTTCAATCAAACTGCCAACTAAAAAAGCACGCACTCTAAAGAAAGTCAAGTTCAAAAAGTGTGTAGTGGTTCCAGACGCACAGATTGGTTACTACCGTGGTCGTGACGGAAAACTAGAACCAACTCATGACGAGAGCGCAATCAAAATCGTTCTTGAATTGATTCGTTCTGTAGAACCAGACGTCGTAGTTTGTGTTGGAGACAACCTTGACTTTCCTGAAATGGGTAAGTACTTAACTACACCCGCCTATCAACAAACTACTCAAGCGGCAATAGACAGGGCTACGTTATTGTGTGCAGAACTTCGTGACGCCGCACCCTACGCAAACATTGTTTGGCTCGCTGGAAACCACGAAGAGCGTATGCCAAAATACCTTCTTACCAACGCCGCAGCAGCGTACGGTTTACGTAAAGGAAACATGCCACAGTCGTGGCCCGTTCTCACTGTCCCGTATCTGTGTCGTATGGATGACTACAAGGTGGAGTACCGCCCTGGTTATCCTGCGTCCGATTATTGGATTAATGAGAAACTCAGAATTATCCACGGTGACCGTGTGAAGTCTTCTGGCTCAACGGCTCACGTTTATTTGAACAACGAAAAGACGAGCGTGATATATGGACACATCCACAGGATTGAGACGGCGTTTAAAACAAGGGAAGACTTTGACGGTCCTCGTACTATTATGGCTGCTTCCCCTGGTTGTCTTGCCCGCATTGATGGTGCTGTACCGTCTACAAAAGGCGGTGTGGACCTTGACGGGCGTCCGATTGTTCGGTACGAAAACTGGCAACAAGGGGTAGGGATTGTTACGTATGAGGACAAAGGGGAGCACAAATTCTCATACGAAGTAATGCCAATTTACAGTGGGTGGGGTATGTACCGAGGTGTTGAGTTCTCCGCCAACTGACCATGACAACTATTGTTGGTATTCAGGGAGATGAGTTTGCGGTAGTCTGTGCAGACTCTCGTGTCACTACGAGTGATGACACCCGCCAAATAGGAACTTTGCGAGAGGGTTCTGGAAAACTGGCACAAAACGGAAAATACATCATTGGTGCTGCTGGAGATGTTCGTGCTATCAACATTCTGCATCACGTCTTTCAACCACCTACTCCTCCACAAAACATTCGTGGAAAGAAGTTAGACCAGTTTTTTACGTCCAAGTTTGTACCATCTTTGCGAGAGTGCTTTGACGCACAGGGTTATTCAGTCCCTGACCGTGACGATAAAGAACACATTGCCGAGCAGGGGTCGTCCATTATTGTTGCTATTAACTCTCAACTATACGTAATTGAGTCTGACTATTCGTGGTCGTCCGAAGCCTCTGGGTTGTACTCATTGGGTAGCGGTTCGTCGTATGCCCTAGGTGCTATGACGGTATTAATTCGTAACAAAAAACTAAACTCTCAGCAGGCAAAAAGCATTGCCCTCCGTGCCTTAGCCATTGCTTCTAAATATGACTCTGGAACTGGTGCTCCTTATCAAGCATTTGTGCAAGGGCAAAAAGTTAGCGCAAAACGGCGTAAAGCGGTATAATTGTCACAATCACTTATAGGAGAAATTATGTCAAAAAAACTGCAAGTATCCGCACTAGCCGACGTCGCAACCAAGGGTGGCGCAGTGGGAGTCGTTTCCTACCTGTTTGCTACTTGGGAAATTGACCCTGCTCTTAACATCGTGGTTCTTCCCGTCCTTTTGTACCTACTCAATGCCGCAAGTACGTGGGTTGGAGACCCTGCTATTGCCAACTTCTTTGTCAAACAAAGCAAGGTCGTTGAGGCTGCCGTTAAAGAAACTGTTGCCCAACCAACCGCTGTTGCACAGGTTCCTGCCGTTAAGAAAGCCGTTGATAAGAAAAAGAAGAAGTAATTTATAAATGGCAATTGATTTTTGGTCACCGTCTTATCGTGCCGCCGCCAGTGACCTGACGGTAGCCATCAGCCCGTTGGGGTTGGTGGAACTTGCCGATGAAGAGTTTGAGGTTCATGGTCCACGCCTGAATCGTTACTCGTCGGCTTGGGCATGGTACTTGGGTCACCACTGGGCATACCGACGTGAGATGGGCGAATCCGCCTTTTATCTCAACTATGTTCGCACAATGGCAGACTACATTACCAATTTTTGTTTTGGTAAAGGTGTCCAATTTAAATGCCCAGAACAAAACACTGCCATCATTCCGCACTTGTTAGATGACGTTTGGAATAGTCATAACAACAAGCATAAAGTGTTGTGGGAAATGGGGCAATTGGCGGGAGTCACTGGAGACTGTTTTGTTAAAGTTGCCTATGAAGAACCGTATGTAGACACCGTTGGAATCCCTCACGAAGGTCGTATTCGTGTCATTCCGCTCAACCCAGCGCATTGTTTTCCTGAGTACCATCCTCATGACCGTGACAGATTGTTGAGGTTTAAACTTAAGTATCGTTTTTGGGGAACGTCTGCTGAGGGCACACGACAGGTTTACACATTTACAGAAATCTTGTCTGATGAAATGGTTCAGCAGTTTATTAATGACGAATTGATTGACGAATATCCAAATGCGATTGGTTCAGTCCCAGTCGTACACATTCCCAATGTGAGTATTTCATCGTCGCCGTGGGGCCAGTCGGATATCTGGGATATCATTCCATTGAATCGTGAACTCAACGAAAAGATGGTTGAAGTTTCAGACATCATCAACTATCACGCTGCCCCTGTCACCATTATTACTGGTGCTAAGGCAAGTCAACTTGAGCGTGGTCCTAAGAAGGTTTGGGCAGGTTTGCCAAAGGACGCACAAGTATTTAACCTTGAGTCTCGTGGCGAAATGGCTGGAGCCTTGGAATACATCCAATTCTTAAAGCGAACGATGCACGAAATTACGGGCATTCCTGAAGCAGCATTGGGACAATTCCAACCAGTATCCAATACCAGCGGCGTGGCTTTGGCTATCCAGTATCAGCCATTGATGAATCGTTACTCAATGAAGAAAACGCACTTTACAAAAGGGCTTGAACGTATTAACGAACTTGTCATTCGTACTGCTGCTATCTTCCGACCAGAAATGCTTGTGTACAACCCAATGCGGTCAGCACGTCCAGAGCGGGACCATCTAACTCAATTAGACCCAGCAGACCCAATTACTTATAAAACTACCGTTCATTGGCCTGAGCCGCTGCCCGTTGATGTGCTTATCAAACTTAACGAAGTGCAGGCAAAAATGGGTCTTGGTTTGGAATCCAAGCGGGGCGCTTTGCGTATCCTTGGAGAGGAGTTCCCCAACGAAAAAATGGAAGAAATCTTTGAAGAACTCATGGATGACGCTATTGACCAAGGTGCGTTGACCATGCTTAATTCTCAAATCCAAATGGCAGTCATGCTCGCAACGGGCATGGTTCCAGGTGGTGAGGGACCCGCAGCGACATCGGCAGGTGGTTCTGACGTGTCATCTACGGGAGATTCTGGAGCGGGCATGCCTGGAATGGCTGTCGGCCCTGTAGAATCAGACCTGATGAATCAAATGGTTAGTAGGGCTTATGGCGCAAGGTTAGCCCAGCGTCGTAATCCTAGTGAAGAATAAAACGTTTAATTACTCAAGTTCATATCAGCCAAACTAGCGAGGTAGTACACATGGCAAAGCAAGCACAGGATGAAGTCGTCATCCCAGTAGAAGCGACTGAAACCTTTAAAAATGAGGCTGCTGAAGTAACTGGTCAGCAAGCCAAGCAACGAACCTTCACCGAAGATGAGGTGGAGAACATTCGTAAGCAGGAAAAAGACAAGTTGTACAAGAAGGTGGACGATGCGGATACCCGTGTCAAAAACCTTGAACAGCAGTTGAAAGTCATGGCAGACGAGCGTGAGGCTGCTCTTAAGGAAGCAGAGAAGCGGGCAAAGGCCGAGGCTAAGGCTCTTAAAGAAAAAGAGTTTGAGGAGTTGTCGGCTAAAGAACTACTCCTTCGCCAAGAGACCGAGTTCAACCAAAAACTCAATACGGTTGAAAGCGAGTGGAAAGCCCGCCTTGAGGAAATTGACCGTGACCGTCAGGCTCAGGCAGCCCTTTTGGAGAAAGAGCGTCGTCACCAAGAGTTACAAAATTACATTGGTCGCCGTATGCAGGAGGAACAAGAGCACATCATTCCAGAACTCATTGGCATGATTAGTGGTTCCAGCGAAGAAGAGATTGAATCACAAATTAACAGGTACAAAGAAGTTAGTTCTGCTATTCTTGAAAATGTTCAAAAGGCGACAGCGGAAACCCAAAGTCGCTTGAAGGGTGCGGGGGTCACAGCCCCACCCGTTGGGCCAATGGAAACTCAGATGGAGCAGCAAACGTTGACAGCCGAAGATATTAAAAACATGTCAATGGAACAGTATCAGAAAATGCGTGAGAGACTCTTGAACGCACGTTCTTCACGGGGACGTTTCTAACGAAACCGTTTGGAACAAACAACTAATAAACAACAACTATCCACGGAGGATATTTCCCAATGGCACTTCCAGCACCAGCAGGTGGTTCAATCACAGGAGCAAACCTAGCGTCAATTACGACGACTGGTTACTCATCTGACACCACGCTGTCACCCGCAATCCAGACAATTTGGAGCAAGGAAATCTTGTTCCAGGCAATGCCCGTTCTGCGCTTTGAGCAGTTCGCAGTGAAGAAGACCGAACTTGGCGTGATGCCTGGTCTCACCGTGAACTTCATGCGTTACACCAACCTCTCCACCAACGCTTCTGTTGGCGCAGAGTTGACTGAAGGTGTGCGCTTGGAGCCGAACGCTCTGTCTGCCTCGCAGATTCAAATTACGGTCAAGGAACAGGGCAACGCAGTTGCCGTCACCGAACTGTTGCTCAACGCAGCGTTTGATGACGTCATGGCGTCGGCTTCACGTCTCCTTGGTCGTCACATGGCACAGTCCATGGACATTCAGGCACGTAACACGCTGTACGCTTCGGGAGTTCCCTTCGGTGGCGGCGCAGCCGTTCCGCCGAGCGTGGTCTTTGGTCGTCTGACCAACGGTGCTACCCGTGGTTCCATCGCCCCGTACGAGTACAGCGCCGCTGGTAGTGCAAGTGCTCCTGGCTACCTCTCGCCTGCAACCATCAAGGATGCAGTTGAGGTGTTGGCTGGTCAGAACATTCCTCGCCTTGGCGATACTTACGTGTGCTTCGTTCACCCGTCGCAGAGCCGCTCGCTCCGTGACTGGCCTGAGTTCATTGAAGTCACCAAGTACGCTGCTCCTGGCAACTTCATGCTGGGTGAAATTGGTCGCCTCTACGACGTTGTGTTCATTGAGACCACGCAAGTGCTCAAGGGACCGAACGGTTCGGTGGACGTGAACCCCAGCAGCGCTGGTGTCCAGGACCCGCATGCCGACTCGTACAGCGCCATCATGATTGGTGACAACGCTTTCGGTCAGGCAATCGCACTTCCTGTTGAACTCCGTGACGGTGGCGTCATTGACTTTGGTCGTGAGCACGGTTTGGCGTGGTACGCCATCTGGGGCTTCGGAGTCATCACGCACGAGAGCCGTGTGCTCATCAACACCAAGGGTGGCGCAATCGGGGCTTCCTGATAGCGACAACTCAAGTAGTTGGGGTCGGTAGGGTGGCAATTACGCCCGCCGACCCCGCTATACTTATGAAACACAATTAGGAGACAATCATGGCTAGGAAAATTAATCAGTTTGCGGAATCCGTTGAAGATGAAACCGAGGTTGAAGTTGCGATGCCCGTTCCTACGGAAGAAAGCAACTTGAAGCAAGCCCGTGTCAAAGGTACATGGAACATGTACTGGGGCGGTTCGGTGTATAATTTTGTGGACGGAAAACGATTCAACATACCCAAGGATTTGTATAACTACCTGCGTAAGAATGGTAATATCTACGACACTCTTGAGTAGGGAGTAATATGGCAGGGTTTACAATCCCCAACGCCCCAGATACCGACAAATCAACGCTTGACCAGTCTGAGCCAGACCGTGTTGATTTTGAAATTCTAGGTAATCGTAGAAAAGGCGTTGTTGCCACTGCTGCCGTAACCGCTGTTTCTGGTAATACGGTTGCCGTTGCTGCTGGAACAATTGCTTATGAGGGCACGGATTATGCGCTGTCGGCAAACGGGGCTTATGC